GCTTTGGCTTTTGGCCCTGTACGCAGGATACCCTTTAGCCGTCTAGACGGTGGGATAGACCACAACAAATGATCAAAAAATTTTCGTACGGAAGACAGTAAACAATACAATTTTTTTTTAATTAATCATGGCACAACAAACAAACGTTGCCAATGCCAGTGGACCCCTTTGGGGTGGTGCCGATAACGGTGCAGACACAACCACAACGGCAAGAAGAGCCTTATATCTCAAACTGTTCTCAGGTGAGATGTTCAAAGGTTTCCAACACAATACAATTGCTAGGGATCTAGTTACTAGACGTACTTTAAAGAACGGTAAATCATTACAGTTCATCTACACAGGACGTACTAAAGCTGAATTCCATGTTCCAGGTCAAAGCATACTTGGTAACGATCAGAAGGCACCTCCAGTAGCAGAAAAAACAATAACTGTTGATGACTTGCTCATCAGTTCAGCTTTTGTTTATGAGCTTGATGAAACATTAGCTCACTATGACCTACGTGGTGAAATCTCTCGTAAGATTGGTTATGCTTTAGCTGAGAACTATGATAGAAGAATCTTCAGAGCTATAACTAAAGCTGCTAGACAACCTTCTCCAGTTACTATGAGTAACTATGTAGAGCCAGGTGGTTCAGTAGTTAAAGTTGGTACAGATTCCAGTACTACTGCTGCAGATGCTTACGATTCTGGTAAATTAGTAAATGCATTCTATGATGCAGCTGCAATCCTAGATGAGAAGGGTGTTTCTGGTGACGGAAGAGTAGCTGTTATCAACCCAAGACAGTACTATGCACTAATCCAAGGTGTTAATTCTAATGGTCTAATCAACCGTGACGTACAAGGTTCAGCCTTACAGTCTGGTAATGGTATCATTGAAATTGCTGGTATCAAGATTTACAAGTCAATGAACATTCCGTTCTTTGGTAAGTTTGGTACTAAGACTGATATGAATCCACGTGCTTCTAATGATAACGAAGGATCTTTCGTTGGTGAAGCAATGGGTGATCAAGATGCATCAACAACACCTAATGGTCAAAAGACTGTTAACAACTACGGTACAGCTGCTAAGTTTGCAAACTCATGTGGACTTATATTCCAGAAGGAAGCTGCTGGTGTCGTAGAAGCTATTGGTCCTCAAGTTCAAGTAACTTCAGGTGATGTTTCAGTGGTCTACCAGGGAGATGTAATATTGGGACGTTTAGCAATGGGAGCAGATTTCTTGAATCCTGCTGCTGCTGTTGAACTTGTAGCTGGTATTGATGTTTCTTCTAACTTCAATAACACTGCTGTTTCAAACGCAAGTTTCTCTTAACTTATATTTTATACACATTCAACGGGAGTCTTTATGGCTCCCTTTTTTTTTATGGCTATTCCCACAACAGTTGACACCGATACAGAACTATCCGCAGTGAATTCAATACTGGGAGCTATCGGTCAGTCACCAATAACAACACTAAATTATGAGAATCCAGAGATAGCATTTATCTATAACATACTGACCGAAGTAAATAAAGACGTACAAAATGAAGGTTGGATATTTAATACAGAATATAATGTAGAGAAAGAACCAGAGGCTACAACTAAACATATAACTATCCCATCTAACGTTTTAAGATATGACATCCATAGTGATTTTAATCATAGATCAAGAAACATTGTAAGAAGGAACGGTAGGCTATATGACACTCTTGCAAAAGAGCCAAAGGATGAATTTGATGGTAAATTAAATTTAGATATAACTTGGCTTTGGCCGTTTACAGATCTACCTAGTGCATTTAAAAGATACATAATATCTAGAGCTTCAGTTAGAGCTGCCACTCAGTTAGTAAGTAATTCAGAATTATTTAAACTACTACAAGTACAAGAAGCAACAACAAGAGCTACCTGTATTGAGTACGAATGTAATCAGGGTGATCATTCTTATATGGGTATACCACTTGGATCATCATATAAAGCTTTTCAACCTTATCAGGTTTTATTTAGATGACGAGTATTACACAACAGATACCTAATTATGTAGGAGGTATATCACAACAGCCTGACGAATTAAAAGTACCTGGACAAGTTAGATCAGCTAAGAACGTTTTACCTGATGTCACCCATGGTTTATTAAAAAGACCTGGTGGTAGGTTGATTGGTAATGAATTAAGTCCTTATAGTGGTGATAGTAAATGGTTTCATTACTATAGAGATGAAGACGAACAATACATAGGTCAGATCCAGTTAAGTTCTGGTGAGATCAAGATGTGGAAATGTGATACAGGAGCTGCTTGTACAGTTAACTATGAGTCAGGTCAAGCTACAGCATTAAAGAACTACCTTAAGCAAACTAATAGTGGTGGTACTATTACCGATGCAGATCTTCAAACTCTTACTCTTAACGACTACACCTACCTAACTAATAGGAATAAGACTGTTGCTATGGCTGCGACAGTTGAGACTGTTAGACCACCAGAGGCATACATAGAGTTAAAGAAGGTTGCATATGCTAGTCAGTATTCAGTTAACTTATTTGATAATACAAATTTAACTACAGTAACTACTGCAACACGAATAAAGATTGAAAGAGTTATTGATTCACTTAATGGTTGTCAAGTTAACGCATTTAATAAAGCTAATGCAGTGACTAATTATAATAGTGGTTCAGGCAATAACGCATGTGGTGATGCTGCAGCTACTACTAATACCATTCATATGAAAAGCAGTTTAGCTCCCAATACAGCAACAGAAATATTTTCAGGGATGGGATCAGGTGCAAGCTATAACGATATAAATGATACACATACGGTTACAGTTAAGGATTCAAGTAATAACACAGCATCAGGTAGAAAAAATCTTTACTTCAGAATAAAAACAATAGGACAAAGTGTACCAAATAATGCGTCAACTATTACTTATACAAGTCGCTACACAACAACTAACGATTTGTTATATGGAGGAGAAGGTTGGTTAGAAGGGGATTACTTCTTTGTTTGGATGAAGAATGCTTATTATAAAATTACTATTGATGAAATAAGTACATCTAAAGTACAAGCAAACTTAGGTTTAATCCGACCTACACCTACATCTTTTGATACTGAAACTGTAGTAACTGCTGAAAGTATTGTTGGTAGTATTAGAGCAGCTATCGTAGCAGCTGGTAATTTTACAGATGCTAATGTTCAACAAATAGGTAATGGTATTTATATCACTAGAGCTTCAGGAACATTCAACATCACCTCACCAGTAGGAGAACTTATTAATGTATTAGCTGGATCAGTAGAAGATGTAGCTGATCTACCTAAACAATGTAAGCATGGATATGTAGTAAAGATAGCTAATAGTGAAGCTGATGAAGATGACTATTATGTAAAGTTTATTGGTAATAATGGTAGAGATGGAGATGGTGTTTGGGAAGAATGTGCTGAACCTGGAGTTAAAATAGCTTTAGATCCAGCGACTATGCCAGTCCAAGTAGTACGACAAGCTGATGGAACATTTAAAGTTTCACAAGTTGCTTGGGATAATCGTTTGGTAGGTAATACAACAACCGTACCTGAACCTTCATTTATTGGAAAAACCATCAATAAGATGTTGTTCTTTAGGAACAGACTTGTCGTTCTCAGTGATGAGAATGTCATTATGTCTAGACCTGGAGATTTTTATAACTTCTGGCCTAAGTCAGCTATCACATTTACAGCTACAGATAACATAGATATATCATGTAGTTCTGAATATCCAGCCATTGTTTATGATGGATTACAGGTTAACTCTGGTTTAGTATTATTTACTAAGAATCAACAGTTTATGTTGACTACAGATAGTGATATCTTAAGTCCATTAACTGCAAAGATAAATTCATTATCTTCTTATAACTTTAACTTTAATACTAATCCTATATCACTTGGTACAACTCTAGCTTTCTTAGATAACGCAGGTAAGTACACACGTTTCTTTGAAATGCAAGCTGTACTACGTGAAGGTGAACCAAACGTATTAGAACAAAGTAAAAATATATCTAAGTTATTTCCTAACAATATAAATTTAATAGCTAACTCAAGAGAGAACGCCACTATATTCTTTACTACTAAAGGTACTAATAAGGTATATGGTTTTAGGTATTACCAAACAGGAGAACGAAGAGTACAACAAGCTTGGTTTGAATGGGAGTTAAGTGGAACTATAGAACACATAGCTATGCTTGATGATGCGTTGTATGCAGTAGTAAAGAACACTGGATATACCATGCAGAAGTTCAGCCTTAAGTTAGATGATAACTCTCATACTATTGTTGAAGATGAGACTTATAGAGTTCACTTAGATAATTCTAAAAGCTTTGCTTATACCAACCTAACGTATGTAGCTGATGGAGACTATACGAAGCTAGATCATACTGCTGCTGACTTTAGTGGTTCAGGACAGTTATATGCTGTTGCTGTATCTACAAGTACAGATAAGGAGTTTAATGGTCTTGTATCTAAGGTAACTACATTTAATGATAACGGTACAACTAAGGTAAAGATCCCTGGTAACTGGACTACAAGCACTGCAAGTCAAGCATTTAATGTTGTCCTTGGTTATGCCTTTGATATGGAGATTGAGTTTCCAACATTATATGTAACTCAACAAGAAGGTGAACGTATTAAAGCTGATATACAAAGCTCACTTGTTCTACACCGTATCAAAATGAGTCTTGGTCCTACAGGTGTATATGACACAACCTTAAAACGAATTGGTAAACCAGATTATACTGAAACATTTGAATCAGTTATGGCTGATGTCTACACTGCTAACACAGTAGGTATAGATAAAGAGCAAGTAGTTACACTACCAGTATATGAAAAGAATACAAACCTAACTTTTACTCTTAAATCTACTCACCCAACACCTTCCACATTGTATTCAATTAATTGGGAAGGAGACTACTCCAAAAGATATTATAAACGTGTCTAAATTCATTCACCCAATTACGTTAGAGGCTGCCAAAGAGGTGGCTTCTAACCTACGTCCAGAAGACCGTAGAGAGGTCGAAGAAGGTCATGGTATAGATTCTACCTTAGCATTATTAGAAGCTGTTCAGAAGCCCTCCTGTGTGTATTTCACAGTGCCTAGCGGCAAGACTGCCGGAATGGCTGGAGTTGACCCTGGTGGTCAAATATGGATGCTATGTACTAATGCTATAGAAGAATCTCCACTGACCTTTGTTCGAGAATCTAAACGTTATGTCGAAAGACAACCAGATAAGTTACTGTGGAACATCGTTGATAAAAGAAACGTTGTCCATCTTAAGTTACTTAAATTCCT